TTCTGTAAGAAATATGGTTGCAATCCTAGCAGTATTGAAGGGCAGACTCGTTATATGATTAACGAAGCTCAGTTCCAAAAGATGCTTCCAGAATTTGAAGGACATGGGCAACCAATTCATCAGTATATGGTTGGTGCTTACTACTGGTTAGGTTGGGGCATCAAAGGTTATCGTGAGCAATACGCTTATAACTATTCTAAGAAACTTGTCTGGTCATGATTAAAAAAGTAATCAACAAACTGAAAAAGGTATTCATTCCCAAGAGTGAATTTATTGAAGAAACTCCTAAGAAGGTTGAGAAACCAAAAGAAAACTATATTGGAGTGGTTGCCCCTGTCACTACTCCTATTGATACTTGGTTTTCTAAACCCGTAAAGAGTGAAAAAGTTGTTGCCTATGAAAAGCATGTTGCTCAAAAGATTGAGGAACAAAAAATTATCGAAGCAGCACAACCTAAGAAAGAACCAGAAAATATTCATCAACAGATGTATGAGCGTGCCTCTAAGTATTGGGGCACTTGGAAGGAAGAAATCCAAAGTCCTGGTGGGTCTGAAAACTTTCAATCTGGTCCTGGTGGTTGGAATTCTGGAACTGGTATGGCACAATTCAAATGAATGAAGACTGGCGTTATTCTGACGAACGAATGAAACTTCGTGAGCAGGCACTCAACTTATTGTTAAAAAGATATGGTAATGAGTTGCAAGAAAACGGAGAACCAGTATACTCTAATCAATCAATCTACGAGTGTGCCCATGACTGGGTATCACAAGGAAATGTAAACACCTTCGGGTTGGTTAAATACTATCAAGCGTATTACACATCATGAAAAAACTTCTGTTTGGTTTGCTTAGCACTTGTCTTCTTACTGCTCCCGCACTAGCAGAAGGTAAGATTACAAAAGGATTCTATAGCATGGATGCAATGGGTTGTATGTTAACCCGAGAATGCACCAAGGATGTCCGACGAGTCAAGAGTATCGACGATATTCGTAAAGAGTTTCCTGATTCTGATTTTGATACTGTTGCTGACGAGTTTGACTCGATGTTGGTATCCCTTGATAAGATCGGAGTTATGGTTTTTCTAGGGCATGAGAAGTATTTTCCTGTAGGACACCGTGGTGTTTATCACACCGTATCCAATAACTTCTATCTGAATGATGCTTATATGCATCGTCCACATGTGCTGATGACTGTGATGCGCCATGAAGGTTGGCACGCAGCACAAGACTGTATGGCAGGTTCTATCAAGAACTCTATGATTGCTATCATCAAACCAGAGGAAGAAGTGCCTAAGATCTGGCGTGAGATGGTAGAGAAAGTGTATCCTAAGTCTGCTGTTCCTTGGGAAGCAGAAGCAAAGTGGGCAGGTAAGACTGAAGGAATGACTGCTCAAGCACTGGAAGCATGTGCTGCTGGTAATATGTGGGAAGTGTATAAACCCACACCATTGACGGAGAAGTGGTTGAGGGAAGAAGGTTTCATTACTAAATAACAGAGCCTTACTCTCTACAAATGCTCGGAAACAAATCCAAAGCACAAGTAGAAGAGAAAGACCAAGATGAAGATAAAAGTGAAGTCCTTGGTAATTTAGTGAAAGTTGTTGTCCTTATATGGTCCGCTTCTCTTCTCACGTTTAGTTACGTCAGACTACCTAACGGTCAAAAAATTCTTGATTTTGATCCTACCTTCATCGCCTCAGTTTTTTCTGGATCTCTTGCTGCATTTGGATTGTCTCCTGCTAAGGCAGGAGGTGGTGGTGCTAATGGTAATGCTAAAACACAGGCAAAGAAAGAACCAGAGGTTGTATCTGCTGTAGAGCCTAAGGACAAACCACAATAACCACCTAGACTGCCATGGCTATTTTTGATAAAAAAGAAAAACCTGGTGATTATTATCCAGAATCTACAGTAGTACAAAAACCCAAACGGTCCCTCTTCAAGTGGTTTGCACTTGGGGTTGGGACCCTTTTTGGTGCTGCTCATTTTGGTGTTATCGGACACCTGATGAATAAAACACAAGTGCCTATCATTAACTTACCTGTAGGAGATTACACTGCTTATACGGTAGATGCTTATGAGGGTGGATATCGTATTCAATACCGTTCTAATGCTCC